AAAAAAGGGGTAATAAACCCCACATTACCAGAGGGGGGGGGGAGGATAATATAAGGTATACATAAGGTAAACATAAGGTCTAACATAAGGTATAACCTTAGGTCTCCCTTGAGTCTCCCGAAGGTTCTCATGAGGTCTCCAACTTAAGGTAAACATAAGGTCAGCATGAGGTGTGCTCTAGGTCGAGTGGTGTAAAAAGTAGGACAACTGAGGGTGAGAAGACAGGTGACCATCATCCATGACCAATTACCAATATCCACCTACACCAGTACTATGAAAAGTGGACATCTACCACCTCCATCAACCATCTCACTATCCCAGTACTGTGAAAAGGGAACATACATAGCTGAATTACCACCTATCAACATTCACCAATCCTGTCTATCCCATTCCCGGCAATTCAAACAACTTGTCTACCCTACCAACTTGTCTATCACCACCATCTTCAATCCTGTCTATTACCAATTATGTCTATACCTACTTTCATCCATCTTCATTAACCTACACCAGTGCTATGAAAAGTAATATGTCTCACCTATGTCTAACCATATTTCCTCATGTCCTCATTGTGTTAACATTGTGTCTACCTTATGTGTGTGTGTGTCCTCATGTGCTAAGCTGTGTGTCCCTTGAGGTTACCAGATGGTAACCTTGAGGTGACTTGAGGTCTCCATTAGGTCTCCATTAGGTCTACCCAAGGTCTCCATTAGGTCTCCATTAGGTCTACCCAAGGTCTCCATTAGGTCTACCCATAGGAATTTTTGGATAAAATTGTGAGATGCCTCCATTAAATAAACGGGACGTGGTTCCCCCCGTGACCCCCCAATGTCAACCTAAGTCCATCTTGCGGTCTCCCATCAGTATTTGAACACGTGGGAACATAAGGCCATCATAAGGTTGACCTATTGTTACTATATCAAGTTATCTTGATGTATGCATGAGGTTGACCCTAGGTTGACCTTGAGGTTGACCTTGAGGTGTCAGCTTTAGGTCGACTAAAGGTCTGATTCGTCAGGTGAATCTTTAGGTGTGACCTTAGGTGTTACTTTATGTCGACATTGTGTTACTCGTATATTTGTGATTATCTGTCGTTTTGTGACTTATCCTCAGGTTTATCCACAGGATTATCCTCATGTTTGACCTTATGCTGACCTACAATGACCTTATGCTGACCTTTGGATGACCCTTGGATGACCGCCAGTACCACACTTAAGGTTAACATAAGGTTAGCATGGTGTTTTGAACCTATGACCATGACCTACCTTTTACCTAATATGCCTGTTTTTGGGCCGTAAAGGGGTCTATAAGGCGTTTAACGACAAAAGATGACCTATGACCCATGTTGGACAGAAATAGAGCCTTAAAACGGACAGAAATTGATGAAATTGATGGACAGGGTAGAAGATGGGTAAAAAGAGATGAACAGAAAAGATGGAGAACGTGAAAAAAGTTGTTGACAGGTTTCTGAAAGACGTCTAGAACTGGTTTCAACAGTCCGGGCATCAGTCCCTTGAACGAGCAGCGGAAAAAGTTTTTGGGGAAATTTGAAAAAAGTTGTTGACAGGTTTCCGGTAAGCGCGTAGGACTTACTTCAACAGCATTCACCTTCAACCAAATGGAGCAATACCATGTCGAACATCACCAATTCCATCAATTCCGTCTCTGTCCGTTTTACCCGCAATGATTACATGTCCCATCGTTGTTCTCACACTGAATACTATGGCCAGTTCGATAGTCCCGCTGTCCGCAATGCTATCCTTAGGGTCATCCCTATGTCTGACCTCATGACCAGCGTTGACCCCTACATGAACGACATTGAGCTGTCTCGTTGGGACAACATCCGTCTTGACAGGGAGACCCTGCGGAACCTGACGATCGCCAATGGTCACACTGGTACGTCCCTTGTCTACTCCAAGTCTGACATTGTGTGCCTCACCAAGACCATAGCATCACGCATGGTTTCGGAAATGCATAACCTGTAATATCGACTCAAAGATGGTAGGAGCTTGTACTAGCTTGCTAGTTGTTTGTTCCTACCATTAAATGGGAAGGCTATTACATCTCAACAAACCTATAGCACACTTGAGGTTATCACCATGCGCAAGTCCTTTACACCTTCCGTTGAATTCTTCCAGAACAACATTGATGCTCCGCTCAATCCCACGCGTACCCTCAATCACTGGATACCTGTCTTGGATAGGTTCACCTCTGCTCCGTTGGTTGCTGGAAACTCCAAGCTGGCAGACAATATCCTAATCTTTGACCTTCCAGCTATCCATACCTGCATGAATTGTGCAGATTGTGCTGCTACCTGTTATGCTATGAAGGCCCAACGTCTCTATAAGAATACCTATAACAAGCGTATGATTAACTGGTTCATGGCTATACATACACCGTTCCAGCTTATGAACACCATCGTCGAGCAAATCACCAAGCTGCCCAAGCGTACTGACAACAGGCGCTGGTATGTCCGGATACACTCGTCCGGTGATTTCTTTAGCCAGCAATACATCACCTTGTGGGACTCCATTGTCCGGGACGTGAACAACATCCGTCAGGATATTCAGTTCTATTTCTACACCAAGGTCTCCCACATTCTGGACTTCTCGGGACTCACCAGCCATCACAATGTCAACATGGTGGAATCCATTCTGCCGGACGGACGTGTCAATTTCGCGCCTTTCGAAGAAGTATTCAAGATTGCCAAGGAAACAGGTGTGTTTGTCTGTCCCTACGGTAATCCACATCTCAATGAAGAACTCCATAGGTGTGGCGATAATTGCACTCATTGCATGCATCACAAGCATGTCCTCTTTATAAAGCACTAGGTTTTGATAGACGGTGGGATACATTCCTACCGTCGAACCAAGACCTATAAACACCTAGCACAACCTTAACACACCTGAGGAGTACACCATGTCAGACACTCTGTACATCACGGCCACATTGACCTGCTACGCTGATAACTATGGCACCTTCCGTTACATGCTGAACAATCACCGCATTAGTAAGTTCTTCTATGAAGGCTTAGAACGTCGTGCCATCAATCCCTGTTGTTTCCTTACAACAACCTATCGCAATCGTCGGGCGACCTCTGCTATCGTCATTCGTATGTTGCTACCTTTGGTATCCCTAACACAATCACAAACATTAGCTAGCTCTGTCCCTGTCTCTCTGTCTCACTCTGTCCATTATATACCCGTTTTTGGGCCGCAAAGGGGTCTCTGAGGCGTTTTCAGATAAAAGAGGGGTCATAGGTCATCTTTTGAAAAATCGACGCTTATAGAGGCCCTAAAACGTTAGGTATGGATAAAACCCACATTACCAGAACAGAACACGCGAAACACGTCCAAAAATGGATGAAAATCCTATACAAAAAGCGTGCCAGTTTCAATGTTAAAATATCGTCGTAAATACTTCACAATATTCACATTAATAAAACCCACATTACTGGGGGGGAGCCCCAGAAGGGACAGAGAGAGAAAAAAAGAGAGAGAGGGAACCTAAAGGGGAACCATAGGACAACCAAGGGGGAAAGACAGGATAGATAGTAGAACATCATCACCATCAAACCACAATCCTACCAACTCCATCAACCAACCAAACTACCAACTCCGAATGGGGGGGAATACGACCATGACCATGCCCAATACCATGAACCTGATTCCATCTAACATGGTAGATACCGAATACAATGAACTCGTAAACCGATACGGGGCCGATGCTGTAAATAAACAACTCGACCTTGAAATGGAAGGCCAGACACTGGGGAAGATTCGATACATGAACAAGGTCGAACAAGAACGATTGAAGGGAAACGGAGCGAATGCAGGAGCAGCCAAGGGATTCCTGACCACGGCCATCCCTATGGTGATAGATGGTCTGAATAACTGGTTTGACAAGGTAAATGATGGTACTCCGGGCAAGCGTCATAAGGCCGCGGCACTCGTGAAGGACATGAGTGTGGAAACGATTGCCTACATGTCCCTCAAGGTTATCCTGTCTGAGACCCTCATGAATCCATTATCTACCACCCTTGTGTCTTGTGCCAAGACATTGGGAAATGCTCTTGAGGCCGAAGTCCGTTTTTCCCGTCTTATGAACACCTTCACGAAAAAGGAACGCAAGGCCGTTGAGGAAGGTCTTTCAAAGCGTGTTGCGCTCCATTTTCAGACCGCATTCCTTCGGCGTATCGAAGACAGGGAAACCGAGAATGGCAACATCGGAAAATGGACGCCATGGACGAATGTCGAAAAGGTCAACATCGGGACAAAACTGATTGAACTCGTGTCTGAATCAACTGGCATGGTTCATATCAAGACTGAACGCTCCGGTGGCCTTGAACTCGTTCATCGTGTTGTCCTAGCTGACAAGGTAGCCACCTTGATTGACTCAAGGGACGTTGAGGTGGCGGATGCCATGTCCATCAACCTTCCAATGGTCATTGAACCTAAGCCTTGGACTGATATTACCGGGGGCGGATACTACATGCAGGTCAAGCGGCCCCTTAAGTTTGTTCGTAGTCGCATGAAGGACATTCGTCAGGTATATGCTCAAGTTGACATGCCCAACGTCTACAAGGCTGTCAATGCCATTCAGTCGACCGCATGGGCAATCAACACGCCTGTATTGGACGTCATGCAAGACATTATGAACTGGACGAATATCCCTGAGGTTCTCGACCTGCCTTCAAGGTTCCCCAGTGAAAAGCCTATCCGTCCCGCCGATGCTACCGAAGAAGAGCATCAGGCATGGAAAAAGGCCGCGCACGCATGGTACCAGATGGACAACAAGCGCCGCAGTCGTCGACTCCGGTTTGACACTATTCTGTCGACCGCCGAAAAGTACCGCAACGACAAGGCTATATACTTTCCCCACAATGTGGACTTCCGGGGTCGTGTCTATCCGGTAACAAACCTGCATCCACAAGGGGATGACTTCATGAAGGCTACCCTCAGGTTTTCCGAAGGTCGGGCCTTAGGTGAGCATGGCGCCTACTGGCTGGCCTATCATGGAGCTAATCTCTACGGTCTGGATAAGAAACCAGCAGCTGAACGTGTGGATTGGGTCAACAACAACACGGACTTGATTCAGGCGATTGCAAACAATCCTCTGGATGATCTTAGGTGGACAACCGCCGATGAACCTTTCCAGTTCCTTGCCTTCTGTCTGGAATGGAACCAGTTCATTTTGTCTGGCAAGTCCAACAATTTCCTGTCCCATCTTCCTGTTGCGTTTGATGGCTCATGCTCCGGTCTTCAACACTTTTCCGCCATGTTGAGGGATGAAATTGGTGGCAACGCTGTAAACCTTGTCCCGCATGACACTGTTCAAGACGTCTATCGTATGGTAGCGGACAAGGTACTTGCTCAGGTCAAAGAAGATGCTATCAACGGCACAGGCCCGTCTGACACTGAAAAGAAGGACAAGAAGACAGGGGAGATTATCGTTGTCCATGATGCCGGAACCAAGGCATACGCCAATGAATGGCTGGCCTATGGAGTGACCCGCAGTGTCGTAAAGCGTTCTGTTATGACACTTGCCTATGGCTCCAAGGAATACGGCTTTGGAGACCAGATACTGGAAGACACTGTCCAACCTGCAAATGAACTCAATCCCGGTACATTCGCGTTCCCCAACAAGGCTAGTCGTTACCTTGCCAAGCTGGTTTGGAACTCTGTTCAAGGTGTTGTTGTCAAGGCTTGTGAGGCCATGAAATGGCTCCAGACAGCGGCGGGGGCACTGGCTTCGGCTAAGGACGACAAAGGGGAGAATCTTCCGGTAACTTGGTTCACGCCCGCAGGTTTCCCGATTCGCCAGAAGTACACCATCACGGAAATAAAGCGAATCGACACTATCCTCAACGGTTCCTGTCGTCTGATAGACAACAAGCCGGGGAATGGACAGAGTCGCCTTACTATCAACGTGAACATGGAAAGTGAGAAACTCGATTATCACAAGCAACGTTCCGGTATTGCCCCCAATTTTGTCCATAGCATGGACGCTAGCCACCTTATGTTGACCGTGAATCACTGCCATGATGCTGGTATAAACGCCTTTGCCATGATTCATGATTCCTATGGTTGCCATGCGGGGAACGCTCAGACCATGTTCGACGGTGTCCGTGAGGTCTTTGTAGACATGTACAGCAACAACAACGTACTTGAGGACTTCCGCGCTCAATGCAACAGTCAGCTTGATGAAGACAACCAGCTCCCCCCAATTCCCACGATGGGCAACCTTGAGCTCGAAAACGTAAAGCATTCTCTCTACGCTTTCTCATAGGCAGACCCAAAGAAACCTTTAAGGCCCTTGTCCACCATGGCAAGGGTCTCTTTTTTGTCTGTTGTTCCAGTGTCTTATGTGAAATGCCTAATAAAACCCACCTTACCAGACCCGAACACGGGAAAATAGACCAACTCCTACAAAGCCTGTCTATTTCCGTTTTAAGGCCCTGTTTTGACCTAACATGGCCTATGGGTCACATTTAGGCGTTAAACGCCTCAGAGACCCCTTTATGGCTCAAAAAAGACCATATGGAACCAAACACACACAGCTAGCTTGCTAGCACACACACAGAGGAGGAGGAGACCTTATGTCCAACAGTAGCGGCCTTGCTGCAAACCAACAGCACTACAACAGCCTCAACGTCCAACCTATTGAGCTCATGCAGGCCACATTCACGCCTGAGGAGATGCGAGGATTCCTCAAAGGTAACATCATCAAGTACGCCTTGCGCCAAGGTTTGAAAGAGGGGGAATCCATCGCCAAAGACTATGAGAAAATGATGCAGTATACCGAGTGGCTTAAAAAGTTCAATGAAACTGGTAGATTCTGAAAACACGTGAATAAAACCCACCTTACCAGACAGAACACAAACCTCAAACACCATAGGAGACCTATTATGTACCTCATCATCAACGAAGATAACTCCATCTACATGCTGGAAAGCATCACCCAAGACGAGATAGACGCCAGCATGAACGGGTATATCACCGTCGTTAACATGAACACCAAGACAGTCTTGAACTACGATGGCGGATGGGATGCCATTGAAGTATGGCCTGCCCTTGAAGAAGAAGAATACTAATCTATAACCACACACAGAGGAGAACACCATGTCCAATTTCAAGAAGCCTGTCACTGTCACCACTCCCAAGGGTATCGCTCAGTATCCGTGGCTCAATGAGCCGGACACCAAGTTCAATCCCGATGGAGACTACAAAACCAACCTCATCCTTGAGGACACCCCCGAAGTCCGCACCATGTTTACTAAGCTGGAACAGATTCGCGAAGACTTCATTGCTGAATGGCAGTCTGACCCCCGCAACAAGGGTAAGAAGTTCATGGAAGCCGACCTCTTTGATGAAAACGAAGACGGCACTATCACCATCAAGATGAAGGCCAAGGCCCGCATAACGACCCGTGAAGGCCAGACGGTCGACACCAAAATCCCGCTGTTTGATGCCAAGAACACGCCGATTTTCGACAAGATTGGTGGCGGCTCGACCATCCGTGTGAACTTCCAGCCGATTCCGTATTACATGGCGTCTACCAAGATGATGGGTGTCAGCTACCGCATCAAGGCCGTGCAGGTGATTGACCTGAAGATGTGGGATGGTGATGGTGATGCCAGCAAGTACGGATTCGTTGAAGAAGAAGGCTATACGGCAGGCATCCAGCCCATGTCTGACCCGTTTGGCGCGGAAGACACCACCGCCAGCGACTTCTAAACAGGGTGCGCTGTCTATATGGCAAAACCACGCTGGAACGGCACGAAACAGCACAAGTACCGTTCAGGTTTTGAGCTCAGGTTGATTGAAGGTTTACGCAAGGGGGGGATTCCGGTGGAGTATGAGGTATATTGTCTCAATTACACCGTTCCCTCGTCCTTGCACACCTATACGCCTGACCTCATGTTACCCAATGGTATCCTTGTGGAACTCAAGGGCCTGTTTGACCTTGCAGACCGAAAGAAGCACGTCTTGATTCGTGAGCAATATCCAGACCTTGATGTCCGCATTGTGTTTCAGAATGCCAACCTCAAAATCTACAAAGGCAGCAAGACAACCTACGGTATGTTCTGTGACAAGTACGGTATTGTCTGGGCAGACAAGGACATCCCTAAGGAGTGGTTCAGGGAGCCCAAGAAACCGCTACATGATTGTCTGAAACCTAAGAAGTAACCACATCAAACCCCCATGTGAGGTAATCCATGTCTAATTTCACCACCTTCTCCCATGAGTCCTTTGGCAGCGTCCGTACCATCATGCTCGAAGGTGAACCTTGGTTTGTCGCGGCGGATGTCTGTGAATGCCTCGGGATAGGTAACGACAGACAGGCGTTGAATTATCTGGACTATGATGAAAAGGATGTCCTTATTGGTGATTACCCGGATATGAACCGGACTGTAACCACCATCATCAACGAATCCGGCCTCTACACCCTTATCTTCAGGTCAAGAAAGCTCGAAAATAAGGTATTCAAGCGTTGGATTACCCATGGAGTCCTTCCGTCCATGAGGAAGACCAGAGGATAGTAGCAACCTGTTGGAATCTGATGATTTCACACGCCACAATTTTGTGGAGTGCTCATACAACCACTAACAACCCTAGAGGTACACACTATGTCTAATCTCGCTATCTTCTCCAATGAGTCCTTTGGTAACGTTCGTACCACCATGATTGATGGCAATCCTTGGTTTGTGGCAAGGGATGTCTGTGACTGTCTCGGACTGGATTCCAGCAACATTTCCAAGCTGTTGGATGAGGATGAAAAGGGGTCGTATACTGTACGTACCCTTGGTGGCGACCAGAGGATGCTGACCATCAACGAATCTGGCCTGTATTCCCTCGTTCTCCGCTCTCGCAAGCCTGAGGCCAAGGCATTCAAGCGCTGGATTACCCACGAAGTCCTTCCGTCCATCCGTAAGACAGGAGGGTACGGACAGACAACACTTCCCAACTTCAATAACCCTGTCGAAGCCGCCCGTGCTTGGGCAGACGCAAAGGAAGCTGAGATGCTGGCACAGGCAAAGGTGGTTGAACTGGCTCCCAAGGCTGACACTTATGACAACGTTGTGGCAGACCGTAAGTGTACCCTCACTGACTTTGCCCGTAAGCTGAACGGTGTGAACACGGTGGCTATTAAGCGCAGCCTGTTGAACAACGACATCATGTACAAAATGGGCGACCGCTACAAGGTTTATAGCAAGTACCGTGACACGCACTTTGAGGAGAAGTATGATGCATTTCGGGGTGTCACTCAGATTATTGTGTTGGACAAGGGAAAGCAACTCTTAACCAAGCTCTACAAGGAGCACAAACTCATTATGAAGGGACAAAAGTAATATGAAACCACACATCGACGAACATCAGACCTTTGGTAAATACCGGAAGCGCAACAGGACAGACTACATTATCGTCCATTGCTCGGCCTCCCAGAACAAACAAGAATACGACTGGAAGTTCATCGACCGTGTCCATCGTTCCAACGGCTGGCTCGGTATCGGCTACCACTTTGTCATCCGTACCGATGGAACCATCCAGAACGGACGTGGTATTGATGACCTTGGGTCACACGTTGCTGGCTATAACGACTGTTCGCTTGGTATCTGCCTCATTGGGGGCCTCACCAAGGACGACAAACCCACCAACAACTTCACGGCTCACCAGATGGCTGCCCTTAAGGAGCTCATTGAATGGCTTAAGGAAGACCACTACCCAGACGCAAAGGTCATTGGACACTGCGATGTACCAGGTGTCAACAAAGCGTGCCCCTGCTTCAATGTGGCAGAGTGGTATAATGGCTTCGTGTCCATACCTGCCCCTGACCCCATCCCTGACCCCGTTCATGTCTACACCGTTGCCACTGGCGATACCCTCTACGGCATCTCCCGAAAGACGGATGTCCCTGTTCAGGAACTTATTGACATCAATGGTCTTAAGAACCCGGATGTCATTCTTCCCGGGCAGTTATTGAAATTGAAACGATAAAACCCACCATACCAGAACAGACAAAATTCCTAAAGGAGAACATTGGTGATGGATTCTGAAAGTACCTTTGTCAAACATACCTCGTGTCCGTTCTGTGGCTCCAGTGATGCGAACGCTGTGTACACGGATTCTCACACCCACTGTTTCTCCTGCGGGAAGACCGTCTACCCAAAGGAGGATGACAATGACACTCAACCAAGGAAGGAACGAAAGATGTCCCGTGACTGTATTTCCCCTACTGACATGGCTGTTCAGGCTCTTACTGCACGGGGGATTAATAAAGAGACATGCGAGAAATTCGGCTACTACATCGCAACCGTAAACGGAAAGCTGTGCCATGTAGCCTGCTATTATGACCAATCCCGTAACATTGTCGGACAGAAACTCCGCTTCAAGGACAAGGAGTTCTCCGTAACTGGACACCTTGGGACGACCTTGTTCGGTTCTCATCTTTGGTCTAACGGTAAGAAAATCGTTATCACTGAGGGTGAAATTGATGCCCTCTCAGTGTCTCAGGTACAGGGAAACAAATGGCCTGTCGTGAGTCTCCCCAATGGGGCCCAAGGTGCACATAAGGTAATTGCAGCCAACACGGAATACCTCAGCAACTTCGATGAAGTCATCCTTATGTTTGACATGGACAAGCCCGGTAGGGAAGCCATAGAGAAGTGTGCTCCCCTGTTGCCCCCCGGACGATGCAAGATTGCCACATTGCCCCTCAAGGATGCCAATGAGTGTCTCCTGAACGGAAAGACACAGGCCATCATTGAGGCCATATGGCAAGCAACGGTATATCGTCCAGACGGTATTGTGTCCGGTGACAGCCTGTTTGAAAAGTGTGTCGAGGAAGAGGTTCTCAAGGACAGCATACCGTATCCTTGGGAGTGCCTCAATACGAAGACCTATGGTATCCGACAGGGTGAGCTTGTTATGCTGACCGCTGGCTCGGGCACTGGCAAGTCGACCTTCATCAGGGAGCTTGAGTACTACATAGGTGTCACAAAGGGTAAGAAGTGTGGCATCATTGCTCTTGAGGAGTCCACAAAGAAGACCGGACTGGAGCTGATGTCTATTGAAGCTAACAAGCGCCTGTGCATTACAGGCGATACCGTAACTCGTGCGGAGAAAGAAGCTCTCTATTATCGCACAATCGGTAATGGGAATTACTTTCTGTACGACCATTTTGGGAGTCTCGATGGAGATAATCTGCTGGCTAAGCTACGTTATATGGCTGTGGCTCTCGATTGCCATTACCTTTTCCTTGATCATATCAGTATTGCTATTTCTGGATTGGATGAAGCGGACGAACGTAAGGCGATAGACAAACTGATGACGAATTTGCGACAACTGGTTGAAGAAACCGGGATAGCATTGTTCGTTATCAGCCACTTGAAACGTGTGGACAAAGGACAGTCCCATGAAGAAGGTGGACATACCAGCCTGTCTCAACTCCGTGGCTCCCATGCGATTGCCCAATTGTCTGACATGGTGATTGGCCTTGAGCGTAACCAACAGGGAGATAGTCCAAACACCATAAACATTCGCATACTTAAGAACAGATATTCTGGGGATACTGGTCTGACTGGTTCTCTGCATTACGACAAGGACACGGGTAGACTCTATGATTCCCATGTGTCTGACTTGGCTGAAACCTTTGATGAACCTAATACCTTCTAGAGGAGAGACCCTCATGTCCGCTACTATCATGCTCGCTACCAACTTTGACATCGACAAGACCACCTTCCCAGTCTATGTTTCTGAGAAGATGGACGGTGTCCCTGTGAAAATCTTCTGGACTTCCAAAGGATGGGAGGTAATCACCAGACAGGGTAAACTTGTAACATCCATCGACCATATCCTTGAACAGTTCGAAAACACTGACCTCCATCAGTGTGCCTTTGTGGGTGAGCTGGTGAAGCCTAATGCCACCTTTGAGGAGACCTCTGGCCTTGTCCGTCAGATTGGTTGTAGTCCTGAGCTTGAGCTCATGCTGTATGACTACTTTAGGTGTGATGAGGACGGGAAATGCACGGATGACTGGGAGTTCGAGCGCCGACTCAATGCTCTCGTTGAGGTACGACAGGAGTTCTTCTACTTGTCTACCTCTGTCAAGCTCATGCTCCAGTATGCCTGTGAGAGTCCTGCTGACCTTGAGGATGTAATGAAGAATGTAAAGACGTGGGCAAACAACGCTGGACGAACTGGCTCCCTGTTTGAAGGCTGGGTGATACGCTCCATGTACGGCCCCGACTCTGTCTACAAGCAAGGCAAGCGTTCTCGTGGTCTCCAGCGTATCGTACCGGAGCCCACGGTCGACCTTAAGGTGGTTGGTGTCGTTGAAGCTGTTGACAGTAAAACCAAGCAACCTAAGGGCATGATAGGTAGCCTTGTGTGTGTTGATGGTGCTGATGACCATTACCTTGTTGGTGCTGGTAAGATGTCTCACACAGACAGACGTGCCTTGTTTGAAGACTCAACACCTATCATTGGATGTATTGCAACCATCAAATACAAACCATCTACCTACGACAAGCTCCGCCAGCCTACTTTCCAGCGTTTCCATCCGTACAAGTCCGAACCTGACACCATCTAACAATTGGAGAATATAACCATGTCTCAAATCAATACCATTGTCCTTGATAAGTTCCATGAAGACACTGAGCAGCTCCGTGATGTCTATGCCATGCAGCGGCTGTACATGACCCTCATAAACGAGGAGTACAAAGAGTTGGTAGAGGCACACAACGCTGGCACTTTTCTTGAGTGCATCAAGGAAGCACTCGACGTTATTGTAGTGGCCTATGGTTACGCCAAGGCTTCTGCTGAGGCCCTTGGGATGCCTGTGAAACCTTTCTGGGATGAACTTGACCGTGAGCTCCTGTCCAAGTACAAGGAAGACGGTACGTTCATTCGCCGTGAAGACGGAAAGATTCTCAAACCTGATACCTTCAAGAAGGCAGACTTTGCCAAGGTATGGGAGGACTACGAGGATGCTTAGAGCAGATGGGCACATCCCGGTGACGTTCAGTGAAGTGCCTGATGAGACCTCATTGGTCATCATGTTCTCAGGGTGTCCCAACAGGTGTATGGGATGTCACAGCTCCCACCTTTGGGACAACACGAGGGGAGAGCCCTTTACGCTTATTCGTCTGTTGGAGCTTCTCCACAGAGTCGGAAAATACATCACTTGTGTAACCTTTCTCGGCGGTGAGTGGGAACCTGAGCGCCTCAAGGAACTCCTTATTGCTGTCCAGAGTTCCAACCTAAAGACCTGCCTGTATACCGGGCTGGATGACATATCTACCTTGGGAGACCTGTTGCCCCACTTGGATTACATCAAGGTTGGGCATTACGATAGGGAAGCTGGCCCACTCACGTCTCCGACAACCAACCAGCGGATGTACATAGTTCACAATGGTGAGCTAAAGATTGACATAACCAAAAGATTCAGAAGGAGGGAACCGTGTTTGTAAAGTTGACCCCGGAACAGATTGCTAAGAAGATTCAATTCATGGACTATTATAAGGCAGCATCCAACGCAGCTACTGGGTCTACGCTGGACAGTAATGCCAATGTGTCCCGCAAGAATCTCTCTACGCTTGCCACTGAGATTCATAAGGACTTCAACATCCAGATAAACCGTGCAATCCTGTACAAACGTATTGAGGACATGTACGGTGAAGAAGTGGCTGATGTCTACAAACTGTTCACTGATGACCACCTTATGTACACCCATGACGAGACCAGTCTGATGCCTTATTGTGTGTCCATCTCCATGTACCCGATGCTTCTGGACGGTCTTCGGAAACTCGGTCTTGATGTGGATGCCCCGAAGAACATTGAGTCGTTCTGTGGTTCCTTCATCAACATGGTCTACGCTATCTCTGCCCAGTTCGCTGGTGCTGTGGCGACTGTCGAGTTCCTTATGTACTTTGACTACTTTGCCCGCAAGTCGTGGGGTGACAACTACCAGAAATGGCATACCAAAGACATGCACGCCAAGTTCCAACAGGTGGTTCATAGTCTGAATCAGCCTGCTGCTGCCCGTGGTTACCAGTCTGTATTCTGGAACATCTCGGTATTCGACAAGTTCTACTTTGAATCCATGTTCAAGGACTTCTACTTCCCTGATGGGACGAAGCCGGACTGGGATAGCATCAGCTGGTTACAGGAAGAGTTCATGGATTGGTTCAACAAGGAGCGTACCCGCGCTGAGCTGACGTTCCCCGTGGTGACTGCGGCCGTCCTGCATGATTCCAAGGGGAACCATAAAGACCCCGCGTTTGTCAGTATGCTGGCCAGACAGATGTCCGAAGGCAACTCCTTCTTCATCTACCAGTCTGACAATGCGGACAGTCTGTCCAGTTGTTGTCGTCTCCGTAACGAGATGACCGATAACACCTTTAGTTACTCCTTAGGTGCTGGGGGTGTTGGTGGTGGTTCCGTAAAGGTGATGACCCTCAACCTGAACAGGTTCTTCCAGCGATACGTTTCACCTTGGAATGAAGACTACTATACTGTCCTAATACCCCATGTCCGCTACATCCAGTGTTTCCTGCACGCCTACCAGACGTTGGTAGTTGACAACATAAAGGCTGATATGCTCCCGGTGTATGATGCAGGCTTCATTGACATCAAGCGCCAGTACATCACTGTCGGTATTGCTGGTGGTGTGGAAGCTGCTGAGTTCCTCGGGTACAAGCCCAACTTCAATGGGGAGTACATGAAGTTCCTCAGTGATACCCTTAGGGTCATCAAGGCACAGAACAGGGTGTTCCGTGAGGAGACTGGGCTGCTGGTCAATACCGAGTTCGTCCCTGCGGAATCCTTGGGTGTCAAGTTTGCAACGTGGGACAAAAAGGATGGCCTTAAGGTTCCCCGTGATTGCTACAACTCCTACTTCTACCCCGTGGAGGACGAGTACATCACCATCCTTGACAAGCTGATGATGTACAATAAGGATGTACTGTCTAATCTCGATGGTGGTTCCGCTTTGCATCTCAACCTTGAGGAACTCCCATCGTACAGTCAGGCACTGCACCTCATCCGTGTTGCTGCCACTGTCGGCTGTAACTACTTCTGCACGAATGTCCTTACCACTATTTGCAACAACTGCGGCTTCATCGGAAAGGAAACGAACGACCATTGCGTGAAGTGTGGTTCCCATAATGTAGACCACGCTACCCGTGTTATTGGTTATCTCAAACGTGTTTCCAGCTTTAGTGAGGCACGCCAGAAAGAACACAACAGACGGGTATATCACAAGACAGAGTGATAAAACCCACAATACCAGAGACTGACAAACGGCTTCCCCTTTGGGTGACATTGGGGAAGCCTATGAACACCCTTGGAGATTGTATGGACAACAGATACATAATATCAGACATCGAAACAGACGGACTCCTCGATACCGTCAGCAAATTCCACTGTGCATGGACATACGACAGAGCAACTGAGGAATGGACACCTTTCGTTCAGAATCTCAACGACTATGTCGAGTTCCTTCATTCGAAGGTACGGGACGGCTACAAGCTCGTGTTCCACAACGGCATCAAGTACGACATCCCCGCCCTTTCCAAACTGACAAACAAAGACATCATTACCGATTGGCGCGATAGTTGTCTGGACACCCTTGTCCTTGCACGTCTCATTTATGCCAACATCGGGGATACCGACAATCGCCTTATGCGGTCTGGTCGCCTCCCCGGTAAGCTCTTCGGGTCTCACAGTCTGAAAGCCTATGGTTACCGCTTGGGTGTCCTCAAGGGAACCTATGGTGAACAAGAGAACGCTTGGGATGCCTACAATCCTGAGATGCTGGAGTACTGTAAACAGGACGTAGAAGTCACTCGTCTGTTGTTCGACAAGCTCCTCAACAAAGGCTATCCTGAAACTGCCATTCAGCTGGAGCATGACATAGCTTGGCTCATGGCAAAACAGGAGCGCAATGGTTTCCCATTTGACAGTGAGAAAGCAGTCAAGCTGTACGCAGAACTTGCTGAGAAGCGACAGAGTTTGGAAGAACAACTCGTAAAGACCTTTGGTAGCTGGTATGCCAGCAAAGGAGAGTTCACACCAAAGAAGGACAACAAGCGTATGGGCTATGTGGCTGGTTGTCCGATGACCAAGATTGAGCTGGTTACCTTCAATCCATCCAGTCGTACCCATATTGCCCGTTGTCTACAACTGCTGGGCTGGAAGCCGACCGAAATGACCCCCACAGGGCAACCTAAGGTTGACGAAACAACTCTTGAGCACCTTGAGTTCCCCGAAGGTAAGCTCGTGGCAGAGTACCTTATGTTGACCAAGCGTATCGGACAGTTGGCTGAGGGTGACATGGCATGGTTGAAGATGGTGGGGTCTGACGGGCGGATGCACGGTTCAGTAAATCCGAATGGTGCAGTGACCGGGCGTGCTACCCATAGTTACCCCAATGTTGCTCAGGTTCCGTCCTGCGGTAGTCCATACGGCCCCGAATGCCGTGAGCTCTTTAGGGCCCCTGAAGGTTGGCTACAGGTTGGTGTGGATGCCAGCGGGCTTGAGCTCCGTTGTCTGGCGAACTTCATGTATCCATACGACAATGGAGCCTATGCCCATGAGATTCTGAATGGTGACATCCATACAGCCAATCAGATGGCTGCTGGCCTACCGACACGTGATAATGCAAAGACGTTTATTTACGGGTTCTTATACGGAGCAGGTGATGCAAAGATTGGTGAGATTGTAAACGGAACAGCAGCTGATGGTAAACGTTTGAAGACCCAGTTCCTACAGAAGACCCCAGCACTCGCCAAGCTCAAGAAGGCCATTGAAACAACGCTCATTGAGGAAGCCTATTGGGAAGGTGACACTCAGAAGGTGGTCTGGAAGAAACGCTATCATCGTGACAACAACAAACTGGACATCACCCGTTGTCTGATTGGTCTGGACGGACGGCCCCTGCATATCCGCAGTCCTCATGCCGCCCTCAATACCCTGTTGCAGTCCGCAGGTGCACTCATTTGTAAGAAGTGGGTGTGTCTTGTCGAACAGAACCTTATCCGTGCTGGCTACAAACATGGCTGGGACGGTGACTTCGCTTTTATGGCGTGGGTGCATGATGAGATTCAGGTAGCGGCACGCAGTCGTGAGATTGCCGAGGACATTATCCGGATTGCTCAGGACTCCATGAGGGAAGCTCAGGAGTTCTTCAACTTCAAGTGCCAGCTTGACACTGACGGTAAGATTGGTGAGAACTGGCGAGATTGCCATTAGGAGGACACTATGTCTGAAATGATTACGCTTATTACGATTGTCATTTTTGTTGGTGGATTGTGCTATGAATGGGGTCATCACAAGGGCTACTATGAGGCCCGCGACATATACAGGGAATACCTTCGCAAGAAGTACAACGACATAAACCTTTTCATTGATTAACAGGAGGACAACAACATCCTTTACCCTTTGTAATCCTCATATGCCCTTTTTTGGGCCGTAAAGGGCACTCTGAGACGCTTAAAGACAAAACGTGACCTACGGTTCATCTTTTCAAAAATCGGCCCTTAAAACGAAAAAAAAATTTGACAACCAAACACAGACAGCTAGCTTGCTAGCACACAAAGGAGACCCTATATGTCCAAGGACAACACCGCCTATCTGAACGACATCGCTAAGACCCTCAAGGATGCCTGCCGTTCCGGACATGGTTGTGGTATCATGGTTTACACCAACAAAGGCCCCAACGATTGCCAGTGTCCGTTCCCCGAAGATTGTAACTGTCTTGAAGTAACCACCAACATGTGGAAGAAAGCCCTTAAGGAGATGAAGGCCAATGCTTAAGAATATCGAAACTCACGACAAGGCTATCATTCAAAAGATGGCTCAACTTCCTATCGACATTGCTGCGGAAGTTCTCACGGTCTACTGCAACAAGACCAACAGACAATGTGTCTTGGTTGGAAGTGGTGATAATGAAGAACCCTGTCCGTTTATCACTACCCTCTGCACGGACATAACCGCAGACATGTGGAAGGAATACCTCAATGAATAGTATCAAGTATGCACCCATTACCGTCTCGTACATTGACCATATGGGGTCTGACCAGCGTGTCCTCAATGTTGCCCGTGTGTCCTTCAACAAATGGAAAAACGAAGGCAGCAAGCTGGATGAGCGTGACAAAGGTCTCATGGCTTACCTTGAGTCTGGCCTTGCGTCCGATGAGCGCACCTTGGAGAACTACGGGACATCCATCAAACACTGGTCTCCTTTTGCTCACTGTATGTTGAGCGTTCGGGTCAAGGCTCCCATCTTTCTGGCACGCCAGCTTGTCAAACATCAGGTTGGACTGAGCTGGAACGAAGTGTCCAGACGGTACGTGGACAGTGGCTTCGAATTCTGGATGCCTAAGGTGTTCCACAAGAGACCAACAGGTTCCATCAAACAGGGCTCCGGGGAAGCGATGGACAGTCCGTTTGTCCGAGACCCTGTGACCCTGAACACCGCCGCATCCTTCAAGGCGTACTGTGAGCTCATTGAGATTGGAGTTGCCCCTGAGGAGGCCCGCATTGTCCTGCCATTGAACACCATGACCGAGTGGGTCTGGACGGGTAGCCTTATGGCCTTCATGAGGGTGTATCTCCAGCGTTCGAACAGTCACGCTCAACTTGCTGCTCAGGAATTTGCCGATAAACTTGGCAACATCATTTCGACGTACTTCCCTGAAACCTTTAAAACCTTCACGAAGTGGAGATAGACACATGGGAAATAAGGTATACGAAAATCTCGCTGTCAAATCCTACAACATGTTCTTGTTGAGCATCCTTTTGGAACCCAAGAAACTCCAAGCTGACTTCTGTCGACACAATGCTAGACATGTGGCACGTGCGGCTTCCTCGGGTCACATCTCCAACAAGACCAATGACGGTACATTCGGTAATCTCTGGCGCGTGACGGTAACTGGTATTTATCACCTTGCTGATTCCCGCTTCTTCAACATCGTAAAACAGTAGGTGCTTATCATGACCATACATCAAATTCTCAGTCTAATCCGTTTCAACTCCATCCTTGACTCCTGTGACATCTTCGACCATGAATTCATCATGGAATACCTCAGAAAGGAAGGACACTACGTGATTGAACTCGGTCGTTATCGCATCACTCCCAAAGGACTCCAAGCTCTCCGCACTATGGAATCTCAGGGTATTGAAAGCTACCTCGTGAAACTTGAAGGAGGCTATGCTGACCTTCCATACAACAGCTACACTGTGGGGCATGTCTATGCATAACGTTGCTATTCTCGATGGTGACCTGTATGTCTTCAAGGCGTGCTCGGCTGTGGAAGAGGAAGTTGATTGGGGTGATGGTCTGGTCACGCTGTACAGCTACAAGGACAAAGCCCTTCATGCTTTTGATACCCAGCTCACCTTCATCAAGAATGCGTTCGCCGAGGAGACCCTTGGGGAATCCTTTGATGACATCTGGGTGTGCTTCAGTGGCAAAGGCACGCGCTTTCGGAACAATGTCTTTCCAGACTACAAAGCAAACCGCAAGGAATGCCGCAAGCCTTTGTGCTATTACGATGTCGTTGAGCACATCAAATCTACCTACAATGTCTTTCAGGAAGAAACCCTCGAAGGTGATGACCTGCTGGGCCTTCTGGCTACTGAGCCAACGGACGACAGACGGGTCATGGTAAGTGGTGACAAAGACCTGCTGACCATCCCGGCTTGGTTCCTCAATACCACAGGTGGTTGTCTTCATGCGCCTGACCCAACCCGTGCCGAGTACAACTTTATGTACCAGACTCTAATTGGCGACCAGACTGACGGGTATCCGGGATGCCCGGGAATCGGCCCAAAGAAGGCTGAGGCGTTCCTCAAGGATTCCAAGTACGGGGATACATTGTGGGAACGGGTTGTCAAGGGGTACGAACGGTATAATTTGTCGGAAAACGATGCCATAATTCAGGCTCGTGTGGTACGGATTTTGAGGTACGGTGAGTACGATTGGGAGACCAAGAAAGTGACCCTTTGGAACCCTCCGATTCCTGAGGTATCCTGATAGGTTACGAAAAAACCCCTAATAAAACCCACATTACCAGAGGAGGAGACCCGAGCTCGGACACACATAGACAGGTAATAGCGTCTTGTCCCTCGGGGCTCCTCCGTTACCACCATATGTTACCTTAGGTTAACATTAGGTCAACACCAAGTCCTATAAAGACATGTGGGTAGATGACAAATTGTTAATAACCACCAACTAAATAATCAATAACTACTTATCAAATACTTAATAAACATTAACAGGAGGTGACACATAAGGTTAACATAAGGTCATCAAGAGCGAGTGCCATAAAAAGCGCAAATAAACCATCAACCATTCACCTAAAGGAGGACATATGGTCCAACCTCATGTCTCACTTGAGGCTTACAACCACATTTCCAAAATGTTTGATGTCCGAGACCTTGTCCGTCACGACAAGTATACCTTGGATTACCTTAGGGGTGTTCAAGATGTCGTGGATGCTCTTCGTACATTGACCATTGACAACACCGTCTTCAATCCAATTAACCACACAACCAACAACATGGAGGACAAAAATCATGGGCTCTATCTTTAAGCCGAAAATCAACAAGGTCAAACCGCCTGCGCCTCAGGTGGACACTCCCACTCCGGAACCTGTCGAACCTGAACTGGGGCCTGCTGATGACACCCCAAAGAAGAAAAAGGGTAAGTCAGCTCTCAAGATTGACCTGACAAACACCTCTGGCTCCGGCGCTGGTGTTAACATTGTCTAGGATACACCTTGCACAGTACGGCGTTTACGCTGACTTTGCGACACCCACCCAAGCCGAATGGCTAATAAAATCGTTTGTTGAATATATCAAAAACTCAGGCCCCACTGTCTATCGAAACTATGTCAATGAAGAAGCCATTGTTGAGCTCCTGAATGACACTTGTTATCCATTCAGTGACACACCTTTTGATGAGGAGTCTGGCCTGATGATGTTCGCTTTCGAAACGGAAAATTCCAACCTAGTGGGTGGGTGTCTTCTTTCGGTTGAGACACCTTGGTACGCAAAGGCTGGCACATTACTCTCGCTATCCGAGGTTGCTACCTTTGCGATTCCAGGTCACGCTGGTGTGACACGTATGACTATCGCGTTAATGGAAGAGTTGTCAAAACAATTTGCCTCTGATTGTCCTGTTGTCTTGTGCGCTGGCGCATCAATACCCGAGAGCGCCACCTTGATTGCAAACAGTTACAGAAAGAGTAGCTTTCAGTCACACAGCGTTTTCTATAAACTACTAAACAAATAGGAGGTGTCTGGATGGATACTAAAGAAGAATGGCGGGACGTTGTCGGATTCGAAGGAAAGTACCGCGTGAGCTCTCATGGACGCGTGTGGAGTAACCGGAAGAAGAAGTATATGACTCCATGGGTGAACAGTCGTGGGTATGCGCTGGTCGTCCTCAGGGTTGATGGAAAGAATTATCCTCGAAAAGTCCACCGTCTTGTCATGGAAGCGTTTAGCGAAGACTTCTCTGAGGATTTACAGGTCAACCATAAGGATGAAAACAAATTGAACAACATGTTGTCTAATCTGGAGATGTGCACGCATCAGTATAATTCTGAGTACAGTCTTGCTAAGCATTATATTGTGACAACTCCAGATGGCGAAGAGATTGAGGTGTTCAATATGAGAAAGTTCTGTAGAGAGAATAATCTACATGTTGGACACATGACTTCTGTTGTCACAGGCAACCTTGACCATCATAAAGGCTATAAAGCCAGATATAAGGAGTAAACAATATGGCCTTCACTCCCAAAGAAGGAGCAAAAGCAACATTCGAAAAGCTCAAGACGGAACGTGATGCTTACTGCCAGCGGGCTGAGACAAACGCAGCGTACACCATCCCCGCATTGTTCGGAAAAGAGTCTGATGATGCCTCGACCAACTATGATGTCCCGTATCAATCCATTGGCGCGAGGGGAATCAACAACATCACGTCGAAAATCCTAACTGCCATGCTTCCGCCGAACCAGTCCTTCTTCCGTCTTGGATTTGACCCTGAAATGCAGGAGAAAATCAACAACGCTGGCGACACCACGCTCAAAGAAGACCTCGAATATGGTCTGTCTCAGATGGAGCAGGTTATCAAACGCTATATCGAATCATCGAGCATGAGACCAACTTTGTCTGAGGCCATCAAACAGCTCATTGTCGCTGGAAATTCCCTCTTGTTCCTCCCGCCTGCCGAAGGTGGCATCAAGTTGTACAAGCTGCGTGACTATGTTGTCCAACGTGACAGCATCGGTAACGTCATCCAGCTTGTCGCCAGAGATGTCATGGCACGCGGAACCATCCCCGAGGAATTCCTCAAGAACCTTGAGTCCGCTGAAGGTTCCCCTGACGAGAAGGTTGAGGTCTACACCCATGTCTACCGTGAAGACGATACCAACTGGAAGTCATATCAGGAGCTGGGCGGTGAGATTCTGAATGGAACCGAGCAGACCTATCCGCTCAAGTTGTCACCATGGATTCCCTTGAGGTTCACCAAGATGGACGGTGAGAGCTATGGGCGCTCGTTCGTGGACGACTACCTCGGCGACCTTGTGTCCCTTGAGAAGCTGTCCAAGTCCATCGTTGAGATGTCAGCCGTGGCCTCCAAGGTGTTGTTCCTTGTGAGTCCCGGATGTCAGACCAACCTGAAGGCTCTCAACAGTGCCGCCAATGGTGCGTTTGTACAGGGAAGACAGGAAGACATCTTCCCGATGCAACTCAACAAGTACAACGACTTGCAGGTTGCCCAGAGCACGTGTGACAAAATCGAATCCCGTCTGTCCTATGCGTTCCTGTTAAACAGCGCAGTACAGCGTGGTGGCGAACGAGTGACCGCAGAGGAAATTAGGTACGTTGCGGGTGAGCTTGAGGACACCTTAGGCGGTGTTTATAGCCTGCTGACCCAAGAGCTCCAGCTCCCGTTGATTCGTCGTATCTTCAACCAACTCCAGTCTCAGGGCGTTCTGCCGGAGATGAAGGAAGGTATGATTGAGCCGACCATCACGACTGGTCTTGAAGCTCTCGGACGTGGGCATGACCTTACTCGCTTGTCTACCTTCCTTGAAATGATTGTCCCGTTTGGTGAGGTAGCCTTCCAGCGCATCAACTTCCAGACTCTCATCACACGTGTCGCCAGTTCTGTCGGTATTGATACGTCCGGTCTTGTGAAGACGGATGAGGAGCTTGCCAACGAACAACAGGCAGCCCAGCAGCAACAGCTGGAACAGATTGGCGGAGAAGCTGCTGTCGAACAGGCCGTAGCCACGGACGCACAAACTGCTAACGTATAACAAAATGGAGATTACATGTCCGAAGAAGTAAGCATCTACGGTGAAAACGCCATCACCGGAAGTATCGACGATGCGGCCCTTGCTGCAAAAGCTGAGGCCAATGGTGTCACCCTTACCAACAACGGTGAGACCACAAATACCGAAACCTCTGGGGAGACAGTTAGTCCCCCTGAGGAGACCGCTGGTGAGACCCCTGATGAAACCATGACACCCCCTGAGGATGCTCCTATCGAGCAGAAAGTGGCCGACCTCAAGTCCTCTGAGGATGCCCTTAAGGATGACCTCAAGACGAAGGGTGTGGACTTTGAGACAGCTGTGTCCGAGTACAATGAAAAGGGTGTACTGTCTGATGCCACCATGGATGCCCTTGCGAAGGCTGGGTATCCCAAGGCAGTTGTCGAGGGCTTCATCAAGAGCCGACAGATTCTGGAAACCCAGTACACATCTGCTGTCTATGAGGCTGCTGGAGGGGAAGAAGCCTACAGTCGCATGACCCAATGGGCTGCCGCGAATCTCCCTAAGGCTGACATTGAGGCATTCAATGCGGCAATTGACAGCGGCAACCTCGGGACTGTCAAGCTGATTATGGGTGGTATCAGGTCAGCTATGGGTGAGGCTATGACCCAGAAACATGGAACCAGCAATCCGTCTGTCATGGGTGGGCCTGCATCTACCAACACTACTGGTGGGTTTGCGGACAAGGCCGAAATGGTCAAGGCTATGAGTGACAAACGCTACTGTCGTGACCCTCAATACACCAAGCTCGTTGAAAGCCGCATGGCTAAGACCACTTGGCTCTAACATCTAACAAAAGGAGGAATATAACATGGCTGCTCTTACTAATCTTACTCGTTCTGGTCAGGCTCTTGGTGCTGGGGACGCTAGCGCCCTTTTCTTGAAAGTCTTTGCTGGTGAAGTTCTCACCGCTTTTGAACGTACCTCTGTCATGATGCCCCGCCACATGGTGCGCACGATTGCGAACGGCAAGAGTGCTTCATTTCCTGTCATGGGCCGCGCTCTTGCTCAGTACCTCGAAGCTGGTGCTTCGCTTGATGAACAGCGTAAGGCCATGCACCACAACGAGAAGGTCATCACGATTGATGGTCTCCTCACCGCTGATGCCATGATTGCGGACATTGATGACGCTATGAACCACTACGATGTCCGTTCCGAGTACAGCAAACAGCTGGGCGAATCCCTCGCTGTGTCCGCGGACTGTGCCATCATCAACGAAATTGCCAACCTGTGCAAGAAGAATACGACTGCCAATATTCCTGCGGCGAACGGTGTTCTTGGTACTGGTACTGGTACCGAGCTTGTTGTTGGTGCGAATACGGGTGATGCCGCCTATGGCACGAAGGTTCTCAATGCCCTCATTCAGGCCCGTGCCGAGATGACCAAGAACTATGTCCCGGCCTCCGAGCGCGTGTTTGTCTGCTCCCCTGATACCTATTCGGCCCTTTTGATGGCCCTTATGCCGTCCGCTGCCAACTATCAGGCCCTGTTCAATCCGGAGACGGGTAAGCTGATGCCTGTGGCTGGTTTTGAAATTGTGGAAGTTCCACACTTCGGTCAGGCCGCTGCTGGCGCCAAGCATCCTCTGGAGACCTCGCTGACCACTGCTAAATTGCAGGGCATTGTCTTCCACCGCTCGGCTGCTGCCACTGTGAAGCTGAAAGACCTCGCTATGGAACGTGCCCGCCGCACCGAATATCAGGCTGACCAGATTGTCGCCAAGTATGCTATGGGTCACGGTGGTCTCCGCCCCGAAGCTGTGTGTGTTCTGGTGGAGAAGGCTCAGGCGTAAGCTCATGACCAAAACTATCATCATCTCTGACCGCCCCTTTAATGGACAAGCGGTCAAACCTGTGGCTGTCAAAGAGCCGCCTGAGGCTCCAAAGGTGATACGTCAACAACGTAAATCCACCACAAAGACTCCCGGAGGAGGTGATTCTGCGGTTCATAAGGTCGAGGGAGAATAAACACACCGACCGCCCTAGGGAGACATTGAGGCACTCTGTCTTGGTGTCTCCCTTTTTGTCTGTTTTACCCCCCTTGTAACCTATAGACACTCTGGAGGTAACACCTGTGATTGTGACCCCGAATAACTTTCTGGAGGCTGTGAATGAAGTTCTGTCCGCCATTGGAGCACCTCCAGCGTTGACCCTTGATGATTCATCCAACATCGATGTCGTAAACGCTCAAGCCATGATTCAGCGAGTCAATCGTGAGGTTCAGTCTCGTGGTTGGGCGTTCAACACGAGGTCTAACGTGAAGCTCATGAGTGACTTCTACGACAAACGTGTGAAGTACCTGAACACCTACTTGAAGGTCGTTGGTGCAGATAGTAATCTCGTGAACCGGGATAACTACTTCTTCGACCTCGACAACCAGACCAACCAGTTCCCCAATGGACTCACGTTGTCCATCCTCGTGGAAGCTGTCGATTTTGACTATATGCCCGAAGTCCACAAGAAGTATGTCACGTGTCGTGCTGCTCGTCTCTTCCAGTCCCGCTACCTGACCTCTCAGGAACTTGATGCGGAACTACAGGTTGCCGAACAGGATGCCAGTCGAGACCTCTTGAACTACGAGCTTGAATACGGAAACTATACCATCTTCGGGGATACCTACATCTCCGGTCAGTTGCAGAGGAGGTAACGTTTACATGCCCCTTATCAGCCAATCAATCCCGAGCTTCAAAGGAGGGGTGTCTCAACAACCAGACATCTTGAAGTATCCTGACCAGCTCGAAGAACAGCTCAATTGTCTGTCAGACCCTGTGGCTGGCCTTCAAAAGAGACCGCCCACTGTCCATGTCAAACGGATTCGCGATGCTGCCATCAGCGACAACGTGTTTGTCCATTTCATTGACCGTGATGTAAACGAAAGGTACATTGTCTTGGTTCACTCGGAGAGTGGGTACATTGAGGTGTACAACACGTATGATGGGGACCAAAAGGTTGTCCATATCCCTGAGGCATCTCGTAACTACCTGCTGGCTCCCGGTGCTCCAGCTCATGCGACCTATAGTGCCATTACGATTGCTGACTACACCATCATTGTAAACAAGTCGGTCATCGTCAGAATGGACACCAGCAAAAGGTCTCCCTCTAGGAGTCCTGAGGCGCTCTTTTATGTCAAAGGTGGTGACTACGGAAAGACCTTTGAGATATACATCAACGGTGTCAAAAAAGCCGAGTACATTGTACCGGACGGCTCTGAGACGTGGCACGTGAACGCTACCCGAGCTCAGAACATTATTGCCGAGTTGTCTAGACAGCTCACTACCAATCAGGTAGCACATACAGCGTCTTCCTCGTACATCACCATTCCGTTGAGTAGCTGGGATGACAATGTTGTGGCAGCAGACGGATACGGTAATCAATACATGTACTGCTTCAAGAATCAGGTCAGTAGTACAACCAAGCTCCCACCTGAGGCCCCTCATGGTTACATGGTGGAAATTGTTGGACAGGGTACGACTGCTGATGACAACTACTGGCTCAGATATGACGGCACCAAGAACAACTGGATAGAGTGTGCAGCCCCCGGTATCCTTACGGACATCCAATGGGGGACAATGCCTCATGCCCTGATTCGGAGAGCAGATGGTGAGTTTGAGTTCACCAACCTTTCGTGGGCTAGTCGGCTGACCGGGGATGACAAGACCAACGCTATTCCGTCCTTTGCTGACCAGCGGATTAGCGATTTGTTCTTCTTCCGTAATCGCCTCGGTATGTTGTCCGGAGAAAGCGTCATTCTGTCAAAGAGTGCCGACTTCTTTAACTTCTGGTTTGACAGTGGGTCTGCCGTAAAGGACACTGACCCCATCGATGTGATGGTATCCAGCAACAAGGTCATCAACCTGACCCATGCTGTGCCTATCTCGAATGAGTTGTTGTTGTTCGCAGACGGTCAGCAGTTCGTCCTCAAGGCTGACGGTGTGCTCACCCCGAAGTCTGTCCGAGTGGACACCACCACGGCATTCACCTATGATGCCGCATGTAGACCTCTATCTCTCGGTCGTGATGTCTATTTCCCCGCAAAGAAGGCAGAGTACAGCTCCATCTTCCGGTACTATGTAATGGACACAGCTACTGAAATAAAGAACGCTGTGGAGGTTACCGCGCATTGTCCGATTTACATTCCGAATGGTGTCTTCAACATTGTGGGTCACACAGGTGAATCCCTGATGCTGTGTCAATCCTATGGAGACAGAACGTGTCTCTGGGTGTTCAAATATGTCCTCACTGATTCCGGATTCCTTCAACAGTCTTGGAGTAAGTGGAGTATGGGGGCACACAATGTTATCCTTGGGATTCAGTTTGTCGATGATGAGCTGGTATTCGTTCTGAAACGAGATGACGGGATTCACTTGGAGAAGATGAAGTTCGCAGGGTCAACTAAGGACATGGAAGCGGAGCCCGTCAGGTTGTATATGGACAGCAAGAGGTTTGCCTATATCCCCGAGACATGGACGCTTGGTGGTACGACAACTGTCCCTGCCTACAATCCCATGACAAATACGACTGATGTCTACTTGTCCGAACTGTATTATGGGCATACACCAAAATCAGGCAAGTACGTCTGTGTCCTGACTGACTGGGGAATCGTGTCTGACGCTATCTATCGGGAGGACTATGAGAAGGACTACGGTAAAATCTCCTTCTATGGTAACTGGGTAGGTACACCTATCATGGTTGGTAACGTCTATGACATGGTGGTTGGTGTCAGTAAATACATGATTAAACAATCAAACGATTCAGGTGGTGTTGTGGCTGAGACTGAGGGTAGGCTCCAGCTCCGTAATGGATGGTTCAACCACTCCCATAGCGGCCCTTATGATGTCACTGTCACCACCTCAAGAGGTGTCTTCAAATACACAAGTACTCCAAGAACCTTGGGTACTGTCGATAACGTCATTGGTTCCCTTCCGATTACTGATGGTACAATGAAGTTCCCCATCCAGAACCTCAATACAGACACCAAAATTACCATCAGCTCTACTGGTGTCATGCCTGTCACCATTGTCTCTGGTGGATGGGAAGGACTCTACAACAGACGTAACCAACGCATCTAGCACGGAGGTAAACCTAACACGGAGGTGAAAATACATGATTGGTGTGATGACGGCTGGTGCACTTATCGGGGGTGGTCTTTCTGCCTTTGGTATTGGAGCCAGTAACAAACAGGCTGTAGCAAACTACAAGGCTCAGGTGAAAGCCCTGACGCTGAACTACAACTACGGTCTGACAAACCTGTCTCGGCAGGGGCGGTCTCTGTACGAGGAGTCGGTAGCACAGCTCTTTGACATGTCTCTCAACTCGATGAAGAACCAAAGCATGGTGGAAGCTGCACAGGCTGAATCTGGTGTTGAAGGACGGTCGAGTGAGAAGGTTATGCAGGACGTTGTGGCGACCGATGAACGTGCAAAGACCAACGTAAAAGATAACTTCAACAGACAGGCAGAGAATCTCCGCAATGAGGCTCAGAGTCTCTACCTAACCACCAAGAGTCAGATGGAGGCTGCCTACAGTCAAGCTAAGGGAGCCACCACGTCAGGGTTTGGGTCTGTCCTCAAGATTGCCTCAGGTGCACTCAGTGGTGCACTTATGGGTGCAACCGTAGGTAAAACCATAAGTGAGATGGTGAGTGGCTCTACGACCGAAATAGTCGCTCAGCCTGCTATCTCTAAGGGTGTCCAACAGGCTACCCTACAGGCAACCAACAAGATTACCCAACAGGGTCTTGGCTATGCGGCCCGAGCAGGTGATCTTAAGATTCCCACAGCGAACCTGTCACAACTCAATTACAACAAAGCGAGGTTCTAAAACGTGTCTACCCAGAGGGCATATAACTGGCATAGACAGTTCGCGGCAGGGGTGGGGAAACTCACCTCTGTCAGTGGAACTGCGCCAAAGTTTGTAGCGGCCACTACCCAGTCTACCGACAAGGTGAACTGGGCGGCTCAGGTGTTTGATGTCATCGGTAAGACCGCAAAGGTCGCTGATGTCGTAAAACAACAATCATTCGCCAAGGCCGAGTCCTTCATGAAGTCCCACAGTCTTGAGGAATACCGACAGGCTGTGAACGACAACAACATTCCATTCCAAGATGACCCGATTGCGATGGCTCGTCTCAAGAACCTGCATGGACAAATCTCTGCTAATATGGCCTTGCAGGACTTCCAGCAGCGGGTAGCCAACAACGAGTTTGTCGGCAAGACACCTGAAGAAGTAGATGCCGAGTTCTTCAAACACATGAACAAATCCTTTGAGGAACTCAGGGACATCTTCCCATATGCTGGTGGTGGAGACAGTGCATACAACACTGGTTTCTGGGAAAATGGCAACAAGTCCCGCAAGTCCATTATGGATGCTCAGGTCATCGTACAGAACGACTGGAATCGAAAACAGTCCACCTTGGCAGAGACAGCCAAGCTCAATACAGTGATTGCAAGACCAAACGTCACTGGTGAGGAGATTCATCAGCAGTTCACCAATAGTTACAACTTTGGGGCCTTCAATGCCAATCCTCAGGAGTCCGCAAGAGTCGCAGAGTCTGTGATGAAGAACCTTGCAACCAATCCTGATGGGGCCCGGTTGATTGATGAACTCAAGGACAAACAGATTCCCGGTCAGAAAGCTGGGGTGACTTTTGGGTCTATCATTGGGGAAGATGGTCTTCGTAGTCTTCGTGCCAAGTCTCTCAGTGTCCGAGACAGTGCAGACCATCGTGCCTACATGGAGTTCTCCGTAGGCATCAACGAATTGGTCAATCAGGGTGACATCACGGGCCTGATGACTGCCTACGAACAGGAGATGGAACAGACAGGAGGCATTGCGTCCTACCGTGGGGAACTCATCAGGCGTGGTATTGAGACCATCCGGGATAAGGCATATCGACAGGCTGAGGCTGATGAGAAGGCTCTTGCCAAGCAACAGGAAGAGAACCTTAAGGTAATCAATGCCTACCAGATGCTGGAACGGATGGTGCGTGGCGAGAACGTCAATCCGCTGGATTTGGAAGGAACCGACAAAAAGGCTATGGATGCCGCTTGGGTCTACGCCAAGTCCTCTATGAAACCTGAGGACATCCTTAAGCTGGCAACACATCCCGGAGCAAACAATCCGGCACGTGAAGAGCTGAACCGTGAGGTCAAGGCTGTCTTGGCAGCCATCACGTCCCACATGCAGTTGTCCAAAGGTGACGTACTGATGTCCAGTGAGGTTCCTCAGCCAGAACGTCTGGAGAGCCTGATGTCCCTGTATGTCACCAATCCGGGAGACTTCATGACAGCTACAGGTGGCATGAGGAATGACGATGCCAACAAGTTGATTGGTGTCTACAATGCCCTGTCCTCTGGTACTCCGTACAACGAGGTCGTGGCGGGTATGGCGGCATTCGAGGCCACGGACAGAAATGACAGAATGAAGGTGGACAGAATCCTGAAAGACATCGTGTTGCAGGACAGCGGAGCTAAGTCCCGGGGTATCACTGGTGACTATGCGACCACCACCGTCTATGTCTGGGCAGCGAACGGTATCAAGGCCGGGATGACCCCTAGTGATGCCTATGAAAAGGCCATTGAGCGATTCAATGAAACTCATATCAATGTCGCAGGTACGGCTGTCCCGACTGGCTTCTTCAATTCCAACAATCTCAATCTTCCGGCTGAGGTTGCTGGTGATGCCATTGATGTCGAGCTCAAGAACATCTTGTCTACCGCAGGTGTCCCTGAGGAAGACGTGTCGGTTCGCTACGATGTGGCTCGTGAGATACTTCTTGTTCAGAACAACCGGACAGGTACATTGGCTGGTGTCATCACTCAGGAAGCCCTCAGGCCAGCTTACAACAAACTTGTAGCTGAGGCTGAGAAGGCCAAGATGTCCGCCATTGAATATGCCAAGTCATACAACAAGTCTCAGAAACAGGACACCCGAGGTGGTAATATCCAGTACGGATGGGACTTCACACCTGATCAATTCTCATCTGATAACCAAAACAATAACTAACAAAAGAGGAGAATGAACGAATGGCAAGAGTTTATGACCCGTCTGTCCCGAGCGAGTACGATGCTATCATCGAGGCAGCGGCTAAAGCAAACAATATTCCCCCGGACTTGTTTCGCAAGCAAATCTGGGCGGAGTCTTCCTTCAAACCTGATACGGTATCTGCGGCTCAGGCCAAAGGTCTTGCCCAGTTCATTCCCAGTACTGGTAAGATGTATGGTCTGGAGACGGATGCTGACTTCTTTGACCCAGTAAAGTCTGTCAATGCTGGAGCCAGATACATGGCTGACCTTATGAGAACCTATGGAGACTGGAATACAGCAGTTGTCGCCTACAATGGAGGGACGAAAGCGGCTAGGAACTACCAGCGTGGTGATGTGTCGAAACTCCCTGTGGAGACCCAGAACTACCTCAGACTCCTAGCCAGTCCAGTCCCAAATAAATCTGATGCGATGTCCCTGAACAGCTTCGAGAATCCTGCCAGACTTGAAGCGACATCCATCTTTGACAACTTGGCAGACCCCGTTACTATGTCCAGCACTACTACATCCATCAAGCAACCTGAGAACTCCGCAGGATTCCTTGGTGGCATCAAACATGGAGCCACTGGAACCTTTATCCGCCAGCGGCTTTCCAGTACTGACCCCTTCGGTATTGGTGAGTCCTATGTTCCGTCTGATGAAGAAAGCCTTAGCATCCTTGAGGCTGTGGACTACGACAAGACGGCATACCGCTCTATTGTCAGTGGCCTTACGTCCAAGGAGGACATCCAGACACGACTGGACATCTACCGTGAGAACAAGGAATACGCGTATACTTTGGACAAATCAGGTCTCTTCTCGTCCCTCACTTCGGGGCTTGGAGAGACTGTCGTAGACCCTCTTAGTTGGGCAGGTGCGATTGCGACAGGTGGCCTTGGTGCTGTTGGACGAATCACTGTCGGTGGAGCCCTCGGAAATGTTCTGTCTGGACAGCTCCGGGAATCCGTGACGGGTATTGAGTCAGACATCCTTATGGACGCCGCCAGTGGAGCTGTGTTTGCAGGTCTTATTGAAGGTGCAGCCAAGGTTCTCCCTAAGGGTGCACGCTTCGTTGGTGATACGTCCAGACGTGCGGACATCATCCGGGATGCCATTCGGTCTGGACGGGAACCTGACCCAGCCATCTTGGAAGGGATAGGTGGTTCACATGGTTTGGCTGCCCGTCTCAACAACATGCGTGACTGGGTAGAAGCCAAGATGCCTAGGGTGACTATAGGTGAGACCATGTTCGCCAGCAAGTCCAAAGAGATTGCTGACTTCGGTCATAAGCTGTTCAGGCGTGAACGGGGTACTCGTGTCCAGATGGAAGACGGTACAATGGTGAACATGGAAGTAGGTTCTACACGCACTGTCAATGAAATTGTGGAACAGGGTGAGAAAGACCTGTTTAAGTGGAGTAACCGATACAATGACAACTACGACAAGTTGATGTCTCAAGGTCTCTCTGAGGAGGCCATTGAGCGAGCTATCTACAAACGGATGGCTGGTCAGGACTCCGGCCTCAACAACAAGCTCATAGACGACATTGTGTCTGACATGCATGAGATGTTGAGCAGACGAGGTGATGAGCTTCATGCTCGTGGTTTCATTGGTGAGAAGTTCGATAAATATATCCCCCTGTCTATCGACGAAATGAAGGCTGCTGACCTCATTGCTGCCCTTGGGGGTGGCAAGCGTGGACTTGAGAAGGCCCATAGACTCCTCAGGGAAAGCCTGATTCGGGGTGCTGATGACCCGAATACCCGTGTCCGACTCCAGAAGTTCTGGGAGAGAACACTGACAGATGAGGAGAAGGCAATCATGAAGACGGACAAAACCCGTGCACAGAAAACCTTCAATGAGTGGCTGTCCAAGAAGGCTAATGATGATGCCTTTGGCTACATTGACCAGAACCGTTCTCAGCGCAACCTGTTCAGAGACCGTGAGGGCTCCATGAGCTATGACCACGAGAGAACACCTTGGAGAACTGACTTCGAGGTGGACAGTCCAGTGGGTAAGGTGTCTGTGGACAGTCTTCGCCGTAACCTACATGACACCGTGAGCTCATACATGCGGAGAACTCAGGGTGACATTGCGTTTGATGAGATTGGTCTGAGGGGCTGGGACGGTGTTATGGAACATGTCTCCAAACTTGCCAATGACTACAAGCTCGAACAGGGCCCCGGGAGAGCTGCGAACGACATGGATACGGCACTGAGACAGGCTGTCAAACTCATGTACGGCATGTCTCCTTTGGATGACCCTAGGGGTCTGAATGCTTCCCATGCTGTCGCTGAGGTGCTTCGGAACCTTGCGTTCTGCACAAAGAACGCCTACATGGGACTGATGAACCACACCGAGGTGGCTGAGGGTATCAAGGCATACGGTGGCTCGTTCCTCATTCGGTCTGTCCCGGGGGCATCAAAGCTCCTCGGTAACTGGACAAAAGGTGGAATGAAGGAAGCGGATGTCCGGGCTATCCAGAACATGGTCTTTGGTGATGAAATACGACAGCTCAACCTGTGGAGAGACATCAGTCGTCGTAACATCCAGAGGTACAATGGCAACAAGTTCATTGCGACCATTGTGTCTGGCTCTGAATGGGCTGCCAACGCTTCACCATTCACCAAGTACCTACAGGCAACCCAAAGGAGTATCGTGAGTGAGGCTCAGGGACAGTTCCTTGCTGAAATGGCTAGGTCTGCCCACGGTCTCGCAAAGACAAAGAAGGGATTCTTCAATAAGGTAGACCTCAAGCGAAACTCCATCTCCCCTGAGAGAGCTGAGGCCATGCTAGAGGCTGTCAGAAAGGCTACCACGATTGATGCCGATGGCGCCATCAGGGTGACAGACAGTGATGCCTTGTTCAATGATGCGACTGCGCTGGCTGACATCAGGCGCATGGGAGACTATGTGGCATCCAATGTCATCCAAAGGGACTCTGCCGCTGATGCCTTCCTGTGGGCAGGTAACAACAATCCGCTCCTGAATATGGCCATGCAGTTCAAGACGTTCGCTGTCCGTTCATACAACAAGCGTCTGGCAAAGACCATGAACCGTATCGAGGATGAAGGTGGATTGTCACAATTGAATACCATGATGATCTCCGGAGCCTTGGCTACCGTAGGTCACATAGGTGTCACCTGTCTGAGGACGGTTGGTATGAATGATGAAGACCGCACGAAGTATCTCCAGAGGAACCTTGGGATTGACAGTCTGGATGACCTTGATAGCGGGGAAGCCCTTATGGTTGCAGCCTACAACGGTGGTCTGTTGCGAAACGGTATCCTCGCTGCGCCTGTCTTGGGTCTAAATCTGGTTGGCCTTGCGAACCCCTCAGGGAAGACCACAGTGTCCACCGACTACGGTAACGACAGAGATACTACGGCCATGTTCAAGGTGGGAGATTGGATTCAGAACCTGTTCCCAGCCTTTGGGACAGGACAGTCTGTCGTCCAGCTCGGGCAGTCCGTGTTTGACAAGTTGCGTGATGGTATGGGCACTACGGACTTCAGTCTTAAAGACCAAGAGACCATCCAAAAGAACTTCCTGAGGAGTCTTAAGGGAGTCACACCAAACTGGCCCGGTATCCAGAACTACTTCATCGAAATGTTAAAAGAATAAAAGGAGGATATAAATGGCTAACACTGTTGTTGTCTATCCCGGTGATGGGGTGACTCGTCAGTTCACTGTGCCTTTTGATTATCTCAATCGAACCTTTGTCCATGTCTATCTCAACAATGATATTGAGGAAACTCAAGGGACTACTTGGAGATTCATTTCTCCTACTGTCATTGAACGTACAGCTGCACCGCTTGTTGGTGAGACCCTCACAATTCGACGGATGACTTCCACGAATCGGATTGTCGACTTCAAGGATGCCTCGGTACTCCGGTCTTTTGACCTGAATACATCCCAGATTCAAGTTCTGCATATTGCGGAAGAAGCAAAGGACATGACTGTGGACACCATTGGTACGGACATCTACGGCAATCTTGATGCCCGTTGGAGACGTGTTGTCCATGTGTCCAGTCCTGTGGAAGATGGTGATGCCCTGAATTATGGAACCTACAAAGCTGACCTCAATGGTGCGGTGGTGGCGCGTGATAGGGCTGAAGCAGCAGCAACGAAAGCTGAGGCCAGCGCGGTCACTTCCAAGAATTGGGCGGATGCTGCAAGTAGCCATAAGGTTGCTGCTGAGGGGTCTGCTACTGCTGCCAAGGAGTCTGAGACCACAGCCTCTACAGCTGCTACTACAGCTACCAATAAGGCTACTGAGGCTTCCACCAGTGCATCCACAGCCAAGACAGAAGCTGATGCTGCAAAGGGATGGGCTGAAGCTGCCAAAGGTCATGCTGATGCCGCCAAGGTCTCCGAGGATGCTGCACAGAACGTGGTAGACAATGCCATTGAGATTGTTCGTGGTGAGTTTGCTGATTACGTGTCTGATGCTGAGGCGTCTATGACTGCCTCCAAGGGATGGGCTGACCAAGCAAAGGCTGAAGCTGACCGTGCAAAAGCTGCTGCTGATTCGGTTGATGTGTCTGTGTTTGAGAGCAGAGTGTCTGCCCTTGAAGCTGAAGACGTTACCATCAATCAGAAAATCAACAACACGAATACTGTTGTGTCTGGACATACCAGTGACATCGCCACACTCAATGGTAACCTGAATACCACCAACAGCAATGTAACTACCCTGACCACACGAGTAAGGAAAGCTGAGACCAATATCACCAGTCTTACGAACAACAAACTCAATAAGTCAGGTGGTGAGGTGACAGGTGACCTGTCTGTTCGTGAGGCTGCCCTCAGGAGCTCCTTTAATAACCTTAACTTCAATACGTCTACCTCGAAAACTGGGCTGACCTTTGAGTGGACTGAGGGAACAGGCAAGACGTGGAATAATGCCACCAATGCCACTATGGTCTACCATGAGCTCATGAGGGAAGGCTCCGAGTGGATGACTGGTGTGTGTGGTGCTTGGAAGGTCAATGGTGTTGTTACTACACATTCACTTCATCTTACTGGTAGTGGTAAACTTATGGTGGATAGACAGGAAGTACGCTACGTAAAACAAAGCTATCTGGCTGGAGACCTCACGAAGTGGTATCGTATCTGGAGTGATGGGTGGATTGAACAGGGTGGTACTCTGGTCGCCAGTGGTGACTCCACGATTAACTATCCGACTCCTTTTGCCAACAGCTTGGGTGAAATAAGGACTCTTATGGTCACTCCCGCAAGTGGTAACTACGGTAATCTTGACTTCGCTGCCTTTGAAGCCTATAACACCAGCTTCAATCTTGTAGGTAGTGGATGGAATGGTGCTGTCCGCTTCAATTGGTTTGTGTGTGGTTACTAAACAAAGGAGGTAATATGCTCGGAACAAAGATATACAAAGACACACTTGACCGTCGTGTCTATGCAGAGACAAGTGAGTGGTGTGACCTCAATAATTGTAACATCCAAGACAAAGGAGAGTACTATGAAGTATGTGAGAATCCTGCTCCTTCTATGGAGTCTCTTGAGCGCAAAGCCCGAGAAACACGTAACCAAAAACTAGCCAAGACGGACTATCTCCTTATGGTCGACTATCCAATCTCCGAGGAAGACCTTGCGTCCATCAAGGAATACCGACAGGCTCTCCGTGATGTCCCGAATCAGCCGGAGTTCCCACTGAGCATTGAGTGGCCTGTCCTTCCAAGGTTTCTCGACAAGTGAGGTCTGTGAGTGATGAACACTGAGAACCTTAAGGGAGTCATAAAGAAGTCTCATATGCAAGCCGTGCTGGGTATCATCGTCACCTTGGGTTTCTTTGGTATTCTTGGAGGGTCACTCCTCGGATACATGAGCCTGACTGACAATCCTTCCTTGATGATACTGTTGGGTACGGTCGCTACTGGATTCGGTACTGTCTTCAACTATTATTTCGGTAGCAGTCTGGACAAGACCCAGAAGGTCGACAAACAACCATAACGTCTAACCACAGCTAGTACAGCTAGCGCGGGAGGGAGCAACAGATGTTCCCTCTCGTCCACAAAGGAGGTCAAAACTTTGCGTGACACCATTGAATATATTCCACCTGTCCTAGTATCTGGAGGTTTGTTCCTCGGAATGGATATAGCAGATTGGGTTAAGATAATGACCCTTGTCTATACCGTTGTAGGTACTGTCTGTGCTATCAAGCGTGCATTCTTTTCTAAACACAAAGGAGAGTGATATGAATCGTTTTGAATGGTTTGACCTCATTGGTAAGTTGCTTAATGCTGGTTCAGGTATCCTGAACGTTATCAAGAATGTGTTTGGAGGAAAGAAGAATGAGTAAGCAAAAGGAGGAAATGCTTGAGGGAATCCACACATTGATGTTATCGTCTATGTTGGAAGACCTCAAGAACCCTGATAAGCGAACACCAAGTCTATACAGTGCCATCATCAAGGAACTCCAACGTAACAATATTGACATAGTGCCAAAGGCTGGTGACACAGACAGCGCACTTGCCCAGCTCTTGGCTGGTGTTCAGGAACTGGATGACAGCGATTACATTCCCAAAGGACTGAACTAATATGTCAAACAACGACAAGCTAAAGGCTCTCTATACGTCATTCCCACTATTCGTGGCACTTGTCTGGAAGGTGATTGGTCTATCCAAGCCTACAGAACTCCAAGTTGACATTGCGAAGACCCTCCAGAATCCCCCGAACAACCGATTCATCATTCAGGGATTCCGGGGGGTCGCAAAGTCCTTCATTACCTGCGCCTATGTCGTATGGGTACTGTGGCGTGAGCCTAACACCAAAATCATGATTGTATCTGCCAGTAAGGAACGTGCAGACGCCAACGCATCGTTCATCAAGAAAATCATCGCTGAGATTCCGTTCTTGAGTCACCTTAAGGCCCGTGAGGGTCAACGAGACACTCAGAACCTGTTCGACGTAGGGCCTGCCCTGCCTGACCACAGCCCGTCTGTGAAGTCTGTGGGTATCACAGGTCAGCTTACAGGTAGCCGTGCAGACATCATAATCTCAGATGACTGTGAGGTTCCGGGAAACAGTTTCACCCAGACAATGAGAGATAGGTTGTTCGAATTGGTGAAGGAGTTCGATGCTATCTTGAAGCCCGGTGATGACAAGAAGATTCTCTACCTTGGGACACCACAGAACGAGATGTCCCTTTATAACGAGCTTCAAGAGCGTGGGTACACCACCTATATCTGGCCTGCACGCTATCCCTATGATGACAAACATAGACAGAGTTATGGTGACAAACTGGCTCCATATCTGGCTGCCCGCTACGATGCCAATCCGAAGCTCGCAGGTAAACCTACAGACCCCCGAAGGTTCGATGAGGAAGACCTACAGAAACGTGAGCTGTCCTACCGTAAGGCTGGCTTCATGCTCCAGTTCATGCTGGACACCAGCCTGTCTGATGCTGACAAGTACCCGCTCAAGCTCCGTGACCTCATAGTAGGTCGCTACAGCTTCGAGAAGGGCCCCATGTCCATCGAATGGATGCCAGACCCGTCCAAAACCATCAGCAACGACGATGCCCCCGTGTTGGGCCTGAAAGGTGACAGGTACTTCGGTCATCACACTGTCAGCCCTGAGGTTGCCCCATATGGACTGAAACTGCTGGTCATAGACCCCAGTGGTCGTGGACAGGACGAAACAGGATACTCCATCCTCTATTACCTGAATGGGTACATCTATGTCATGGATGTGGGTGGTCTAAAGGGCGGGTACTCCGATGAGACACTGACAAAACTGGCACGTCTTGCTAAGCAGTGGAAGGTGAACGAGGTCGTGATTGAAGGTAACTTTGGTGACGGGATGTACCTCAAACTGTTCGAGCCTGTCCTGTTCAAACACCACCGGGCTACCCTGACTGAGGTCAAATCAAAGGGACAAAAGGAGGTGCGCATCATCGACACTCTTGAACCCGTTATGTCCAACCACAAACTCATTGTCCATACCGATGCCATCCGCAGGGACTTCGACAGTGTACCTGAGGGTGACTACAAGTACTCCTGCTTTTATCAGATGACCCGTCTGACTGCTGAGCGTGGCGCCCTTGTCCACGATGACCGTCTGGATGCTCTGGCAATCGGAGTTGGTTATCTGGTCGACATTATGAACGTGGATGCCAACAAAGCCATCGAATCCAAGAACGAGAAGTGGCTGATGGATGCCTACAATTCCATCTACAATTCCCGGACTACGATGGTCGGTGATTTCATGTCCACAGATGTCGATAATGGTGAAGGTGTGCTGGAAGGCATAAACTGGATATAGTGTTTTTTGGGCCGTAAAGGGCCCTCTGAGGCGTTTTCAGACAAAAGATGGGTCATAGGTCATCTTTCAAAAAAATCTGGCTTAAAACGGACAAAATTCGACAGGTATTAGAAATGGTGGGAGAGGTGGTGGTGGTGAAAAGAACATACACTGCCTCTCCCTATCATGTCCCTCATTCCCATATACCCTTTTTTGGGCCGTAAAGGGCCCTCTGAGGCGTTTTCAGACAAAAGATGGGTCATA